ACCTATTCCTATTAGTGAATGGAAAGAAGCATATAAACTATTTGTACACCCAGCGGGTATGTACATTGGTGGAGAAGTTCAGATAGTAAGTGAGAATGTTAATGATCTTTTAGTTATGCCAGATGTTATACTTACTGATAACTTGAATCCAGTATTCGAAGGTATTGCTACAACAAATATTACTGCTCAGTTAGATGTTACTGGACTTAGACCACGTAATGTATTCTTAGATAGTGAAGTACGTGTAGATGTTAACACACAAGTTGAAGAATATACTAACTTTACAATTGATCAAATTGGTAGAAACTATAATACTATTGAAGAATGGGTTTCTACTAAATCACCAACATTTGATGAAGATTCAGCAATTGGTGATCCATATACACCAAGGATGTCTGCAGAATTAGACACATTCGACGAAGTTAATTACATTTGGTATGACTCAGACTCAGCCTAACCCTTATAAATAAAGATAATAGATTTGGATAGAGATTAAAATGGCAAGACAAGATATAGCCCGAGGCACAGCCGCTAATGACGGAACTGGTGATACATTACGTGTTGCTGGTTTAAAGATTAACCAAAACTTTGCTGAGCTGTACCAAGTGCTCGGTGGTGACTCTGGTGAGTTAAGTGCTGGTATTAGTTTTACAGATCAGGGTGTTGTCTTTGAAGGTACTAGTGTTGATGATCATGAAACAACATTAACAGCTGGTAACCCATCCGCCGATGTAACATTAGCATTACCTACAGCTGGTACTGAGATAATATCTAATACTGCAACTCAGACTATTACTAATAAAACATTTACATCACCTATTTTTTCAGCACCACAGATTAATGATACATCAGCTGATCATAAATATATATTTGGTGTAAGTGAATTATCTGCAAATAGAACTGTTACATTACCTTTGTTAGCAGGTGGTGATACATTTGTATTCCAAGCACATACACAAACATTAACTAATAAAACATTAACATCGCCTCTTATCAATACTGGTAAAATTGGTACTAGTATTAATGATACTAACGGTGCTGAATTAATTAAAGTAACAGCAACTGCTAGTGCAGTAAACCAAGTATTAGTAGCCAATGCTGCAACTGGTAATGCTCCATCTATTACAGCTGACGGAGATGATACTAATGTAAGTCTTACACTTGGCTCTAAAGGTACAGGTGCTATTAATATTAATAACAAAGTTGTACATCGTGAACACTTTATGACGGGTGACGGCGCTGTAGACTTAACAATTCCTCTCACAATCTTTAATGCTTCATCAGCTCTTGCTATTACAATGGCAGATGGAACTATTACTGGTGAGACTAAATACTTTGTAAATAGAGGAACCGGTACTGCTACAGTAACAGTAACAAGCTTAGTAGGCACAGGTAACCCATCAACAGTAGCATTTGCGGCACATGAAGCTGGTTTCATGATGTGGGATGGTGCAAACTGGCACTTAGCCTCTAAAACAGTTGCTTCTTAAGGACATAGAAAATGACAGCTATTATAACAGATAAACTCAAAAAACAAATGCTACTAAGCATCATTGATGATGTAGATAGTGCGGATAATAATTACTTTATTGGCATTGGTAAATCGGAAGCATGGAACGCAACTGATGCTGCTCCTACCCCTAAGAATAGTTTACGTGATGAACGAAACTTAGGATTGAGTCTACAATCTGTAAAAGCTATTGCAGATAAATCTTTAGTTGTACCAAGAACTGATTGGTCATCTGGTGCAATATATTCATCTTATAATGATAATATAGAAGGACATCCAGCAACTTCTTATTATGTTTTTACTGATGAGAATCACTTATATATTTGTTTACAGCAAGGTAGAAATGCGGCGGGAAATGCGGTTAACTCCACTGTTAAGCCAACAGGGACTAGCGGTAATGCATTTAAAACAGCGGACGGATATGTATGGAAATTCTTATACTCTATCGGTGCTTTAACAGCAGCTAAGTTCTTATCATCTAACTTTCTTCCAGTTACTTTTATTGAAACAACTGATTCTGATTCACTAGCTTCTATTGTTGAACAAAAGGGAATACAAGATGCAGCAGTAGCCGGAGAGATTATTGGATATACAGTAACAGCTGGAGGAACTGGTTATACATCAACACCAACAGCTACTATCTCAGGTAACGGAACATTAGCAAAAGCAGATGTAACAGTATCTGGTGGAGCTATATCTAAAGTTGATGCTAGAGACTCAAGCGGAACATTAGTATTCGGTTCTGGCTATAGCTATGCTGATGTTACATTAGTAGGTGGTGGAGGAACTGGTGCAACAGTAAGACCTATCTTTGGTGCTAAAGCTGGTGTCGGAGCAGATCCAAGAGATGATCTTAGAGCAAGAGCAATTATGTTCAATGCAAAACCAGATGGTTCTGAATCAGGTGACTTTGTGATAGGAAATGATTTCCGTCAAGTTGCTCTTATTAAGAATCCTCTTACATACTCAAGTGCCAAATTAACAGATGCTACTGGTAATGCATTAAATAAAATTAATCTATCAAGTATTGGTGCAGCATTTAGTGCAGACAAAACTATTGCAAATGCAAGTGGCTCTCAAGCTTATATAGATAAGATAGATTCAGACAACTTATATTATCATCAAAACGAAGCAACAGGCTTTGGTTCATTTAGTGCAGGTGAATCAATATCAGAAACAGATGGTTCTGGTACTGGAGTTATTGCTACTGATAGTTCAGGAGAGTTTAACTCACTAACTGGTGATATTCTCTATATAGATAATAGAGCTGCAGTAACTAGAGTTGCAGAACAAACAGAAGATATTAAAATCGTTATTCAATTATAATCGGTGTAGGAAAACATGGCAATAGATTTTACAAAAGACATTTTTGCGTCAACATATAAAGATGACTTCGCTGATAGTGACAACTATCATAGAATACTCTTTAACAACGGACGTGCCCTACAAGCCCGTGAATTAACGCAACTACAAACTATTACTCAGTCTGAGATTTCTCGGATGGGTAGACATTTATTTAGAGAAGGTAGTGCTGTTAATCCAGGTGGTACTACTGTTAATAATGCATATGAATTTATTAAACTAACTGGTGAATTACCAAGTGCCGACATTGTTGGTATACAGTTTACTTCAGCATCTAACTCTATTATTGTAGAAGTGCTTGAGTCAGTTGCAAGAGTATCAGATTCAGAACCAGCTACAATTTATGTTAAATATGTAAGCACATCAGGTGGAACTAGTGGATCAACTCCTATTAGAGTATCTGCAGGTGACTCATTAAGTGGTGGTGGTGAAACTCTTACAGTACAATCTACAAATACTGTTGCTAATCCAGCTACAGGTACCGGTACTCGAGTATCTATTCATGCTGGTGACTTCTTTGCTATAGATCGTTTTGTCTATGCAAGAGAGCAATCAATTATTCTTTCTAAATATACTTCTAACCCGAATGCTGTAATTGGATTTAAAGTAACTCAAGATATTATTAATGTTAATGATTCTCCTGCATTATATGATAATTCTGGTGCAACTCCTAATGTATCTGCACCAGGTGCTGATAGATATAGAATTCGACTTAATATAGCGGATCAGGCTAATATTGCAGCCGACGAAAACTTTGTATATGTTGCTAAAGTTGTTAATGGTTCAATTGTTACACAAGTTACTGGTACTGATGACTATAATAAACTAGAAGACAGACTGGCTCTTAGAACAAGTGAAGAATCAGGTAACTATATTGCTAAAAGATTTGCTATTAGTTTTGATACCAATGATTCAGATGAGACCAAGCTAGACTTTGATATAACACCTGGTGTTGCATATGTTGATGGATATCGAGCTGTTATTAATTCACCACTTACAATTCAAGTTGATAAACCAAGAACAACTATTACTGAAAATAATGAAGTAACAGCAGCTGCATATGGTCAATATGTTATAGTATCTGGTAATAAAGGTTTACCTAACATTGATACATTTGCACAAGTTAATCTTTATCCTAATACAGCTGGTACTGGCACTCTAATAGGTACTGCTCGTGTAAGAGCTGTAGAGGAAGATGGTTCAAACTATAGAGTATATCTATTTGATGTACAAATTGCTTCTGGTAAAAATAAAAGAAATACTAAATCAATAGGTACTGGTTCTACTGACTATATGACATTAGTCCTTGAGAATAGCCAAGCAGCATTTAAAGATGAAGCATCTACAAGTTTATTATTTGCAGTACCTGGCAATAGACCAAAAACTATTACAGATATCAGTCTTACAACACAACGATATAGGACAGTAACTTTATCAAATGGTGCAGCTAATCTTACAGGTCTTTCTACAGGCGAAAACTGGGCTGATACTAATGCATGGATTGCAGCAACAGCTGATTCAGATATAGATGTAAGTTTTACTGCAAACGGAGCTGGTACACAATCTAGTGCAATAACTGGTTCTGTATTAAGTGGCGATTACGAGATACTTACTTATGTAAGTAAATCAGCAGCTGCTGTTAGAACTAAGGCTCTTACTGAAGTAACAGAAACAATTACACCTGATGGTTCTGGTAATCTAAACTTTACAAAGGCTGATGTAAGTAGCATTACTAGAATTACTCTTGCTGACTCAGATGGTACTGATCTAACAACATCATATGACTTAGATAATGGTCAACGTGATTTTGCTTATCTAAACGGTAGAATGGTTAAGAAAGCTGGAGCTGCTACACCATCTTCTGATGTATTTGTAAGATATAAACACTTTGCTCATGGTGCATCTGGTGACTTCTTTGCGGTTAACTCTTATACTGGTCAAGTTGACTATGAAAATATTCCGTCATACACACAAGCAAATGGCACTGAAGTTTCTCTAAGAAATGTATTAGACTTCCGCTCAAGTGTTAACAGCTCAGGTAACTTTGGTTC